CTATTATTTCTACTCGTAATGCAAGAGTTGAGGTTCGTAATGTATCTCAAACAGAAGCAACAAGTAGAACTGATACTAGAAGAGAAGTTGTTGGTTGGTGGGATCCGCTTGCACAATCCTTTATGCCACAAGCAGAAGGTGGAGAATATATTACTAAGATTGATACTTTTTTCCAAGGCAAAGACCCTTCACTTCCAGTTACTATTCAAATTAGAGAAATGGATAATGGGTATCCTACAACTAAGGTATTACCATTCGGTTCTAAAACTCTTGAACCTTCAGAGGTTTCAATCTCTGATGATGCTTCAGTAGCAACTACAGTTACATTTGATGAACCTGTTTATGTTAAAGATGGTGTTGAGTATTGTGTTGTATTATTTACAGACTCACAGAAATACTTTGCATGGATTTCACGAATGGGTGAAACTGATGTAGGTGGTTCACGTTTGGTTTCAGAACAACCATATCTTGGTGTTCTATTTAAATCACAGAACAATACTACATGGACTGCATATGATTTAGAGGACTTGAAGTTTACTCTATATCGTGCAACCTTTGATACATCTAAGTCTGCGGCAGTTACATTGGTAAACGATGTACTTCCAGTTAAGACACTGAAAGAAAACCCAATCAGAACATTTGCTTCAACGAACAAAGTTAAAGTTTCGCATCCAGACCATCACATGTATAACACATCTAATAATGTTACAATTAGTGGTGTATCTTCTAATGTTGCGACAACATTAAATGGTTCTCTCGCTGCAGCGGCAACATCATTAACTCTTGCAACAGATACAGGATTTCCAAATAGTGGAACTTGTTTTGTTAAGATTGGTAGTGAGGTTATATCTGGAACTATTTCTGGTACAACTATATCTTCTCTGACTCGTGCAGTTGAAGGAACAGATGTTCTTCATGCAGATGCTTCAGTGGTAGAGTTGTATATGTTAAGTGGCATTCCACTAACAGAAATCAATAAGACACATGTTGCATTGCAAGATATTCAGATTGACTCATACACAGTTGCTACAACTGCTAGTGCATCTGGTAATATCACAGGTGGTGGCACAAGTGTTACTGCAACAGAGAACGCATTGATTGATACTATGCAAACTCTTGTTCCAGTTATTGAACATCCAAATACAACTATTTCTTCTAAGACAAGAACAACAACTGGTACATCTCCAAGTGGTGCCCAACAGTCTTTCGTTAAACAAACTCTGTCACAAGCAGACCAAATTCCGATTACTGATAACTACTACTTTGAAGACCCTAAGATTATATGTTCACAAGTTAACGAAACTAACGAACTATCTGGTAACAAATCATTTGAACTCATATTCACTATGACTTCATCTGTAGAGAACCTTTCACCAATCATTGATTTGGATAGAAAGACTATCGTTACAGTTGCAAATAGATTAGACAATGTAGATACATCTTCTGATGTTTATCCATCTGCTGAGTTTAATTCTGCAAATGAACCAGAAGGTGATTCTGGAGAAGTGGTTTACATTACTCGTAAGGCGCAATTAAAAACTCCTGCTACATCTCTGAAATGTTTCGTTGATGCAGTTAAGTTTGATAGTGCAGAAGTTCAATTAATGTATAAAGTACTTCGTTCAGATGATGCATCTGACTTTGATGAAATTGGTTGGACGTACTTCAATACTGCTGGTGAACCAGATTCAAATGTTAACTCTTCAGTTGATTTCGATGATTTCATTGAAAGAGAATATACAGTAAACAACTTACCAGAGTTTATTTCTTTCGCAATCAAGATTAGAATGCAAGGAACAAACTGTGCAGAACCGCCTCGTATGAAAGACTTACGGGCAATTGCATTGGCAACATAATATGACGGATTATTTAAAAGTTAAAGATCATCAAGACCTTGCCCGTGATACAGTTTCGGGAGCAATTGTCAATACTAATATGGCAGCTTACGAAGCAGCAGTAACTCGTTCAAGAAATGCAAAAGCATCAAAGGATGAACTTAGGAGTGCAGTGAGAGACATAAATAATCTAAAGTGTGAGATGCACGAAATTAAAAATCTCTTATTGCAATTAGTGGATAAAAAATAATGGCAGATAGAAACGCACCAGCAAGTTTTACTTTTGAAGAGTGGAGAGTTGAGTTTAATCGACTCGCTACTGACTTAGGTGATATTGCAAATTTACCTTCAACTGTTAACGGTGTTGCAGTAACAGATGCATTGGAAGCAATCAAAGAATTGCAAAATGGTTTGTCTACTGTGTTACTGCCTAACGTAATTGACTTTGAAGATTCAACAAGTGCATCTACCTATCGTATTAAGATGGGTATAAGTGATGACTTGCAACTATACCATGATGCTTCTAACTCTATCATCAAACACGATGGTACAGGAACTTTAAATGTAGATTCCACGAGTGGAGTTAAACTTCAGTTTAATGGAAGCACAAAATTAACAACAGATACTAACGGTATCCAAGTAACTGGTAACGTCCATGCAACAGGTAATATAACTGCTGATGGAAACATTACACTTGGTGATGGAGATACAGATAGTGTAACTTTCAATGCAGACTTGACATCTAATATTGTCCCCAATGCAACAAACACTTATGACTTAGGTGAGAGTGGCAAAGAGTGGAGAAACTTATATATTAATGGTGCATTGATAGACGAAAACGGAATCAGCATGTCACATCCTACTACTGGTGGTGTTATGGCAACTGAAGGATTTTCCATTGCAATTGGTGTTGCACTTGGTTAATCGTTATAAATAAGAGTATATAAAAAAAGGAAGAAGTCAGAATGGCAAACAATTTTAAAAACGCATTTGCGACAAGTGTGAGTACAAATAGTTCTTCACCAACTACTGTCTATACTGCTAGTGCATCTGGTTCTGCCGTTAACTCAATTCTAATTGAACTTGACGTTGCAAACACAGGTTCATCTGCTGTACAGGTTACTGTTCAGTTGTATGATTCATCTGGAACTGCATCTTATCACATTGTAAAAAATGCACCAATCCCTCCGGGCGGTGCATTGAAAGTGGTGTCAGGTCAAAAAGTAGTGTTAAACGGTGACGATCAAGTTAGAGTATATGCATCTGCATCAACAGTTGATGTAGTATGTTCAATTCTAGAAGATGTTGCATAAGGGGTAGAAACTAATGTCAAGTTACTTGGGTGTACCATTTATAAATCAAGTCTCTACAAGTTTTCCAAAGGAAGATTTTGTAGCAGCAAACTTTGCAAGTATTTCAGTCGGTTCGACAACCTATGCTGCTGCTGTTGAGTTAAGCATTGATGTTCCAGGCAGTGAGTCCTCGAACATTGAAGTGGTGTTGGATAATATTCGACAAGAACCAGATACTGCTTATACGGTTCACGAAAACTCAAGTTCTCAACCTAGAATTCTAAACTTCTCAGAGACAGTACCAAGTGGTGCAGTCATCTACGTCATTCACAAAGGTGTAGGGCCTTACAATATGAAACCACCTGCTGGTTCTATTGGGGCAACAGAACTTGCATCTAATCTTCAAACTTTCACTACAGATACTTTCACTGGTGACGGTTCAGACGTAACATTCACACTTTCTGATACACCAGCAAATGCAGATTCTATTATGGTATTTGTTGATGGTATTCTTCAGAAAGTTGCAACGAACTATACTCTTGCAAATAATGTAGTTACATTTACATCTGCTCCAGACACAAGTGCAGATATTGAAATCAAACATATGGGTGGACTTCGTTCTCATGTTCGTAGAGGCCCAGATTATATTTACGATAATTTTACTGGCGATGGTTCGGATACTACATTTACTTTAAGTAATACTAGTGTAACAACAAACAATGCATTTGTTTTCTATAATGGTATTTGTTTAAAACCAACAACAGATTATGCAATCAATTCAAGTACAGGAGTTGTTACGTTTACATTTGCTCCTGCTAACGCTTCAGAAATAATGGTGAGGTATCAACTCTAATGGCAAGTAAATCAAAAATTTTAGCAGAACTATTTGAAGCTGATGGTGACATTATTGTATCAGCACTGGACAATGTAACACCTGCCGCAGTATCGGATGCTGCAAATACATCTACTGGTTCATTCAGTGTTCCAAAAGGAACAGCTGCACAACAACCTGCTTCTGCTTCTGCTGGACAGGTTAGGTTTGATACTAACAAAGGTGTTCTAACTTATGCTGATGGAACAAATTGGTATAAAGTTTCTGGACAAACACCAACAGTTTCTTCTGTTTCTGGATTTATATGGGATGGTTATGCATCAACTATTACACTTACAGGAACTAACTTTTTTTCTGATTCTATAACAGTAAACTTTACGCAATCAGATGATAGTATTGATGCAAATGTTACTGTAACAGCATCTAGTGATACTGCGGCAACTGTAGCAGTTCCTAGTGCAGTATATTCTAATGTAACTGCTGGAAGAGTGGTTTCTATTACAGTGACAAACTCAGATGCCTTAACATCAAACCCAAATACATCTACTACTGCTTCTTCTATTTCTACTGGTGGAACTGTATCAAATACAGGAAATTATGTTGTTCATACATTCACTTCTTCTGGAAATTTTGTTGTTCCAACTGGTCAAACAATAAGTGGTATTGAATATGTTGTAGTTGCTGGTGGTGGCGGTGGCGAAGGCACAACTGCCTGCTGTGTAGGACATGGTGGTGGTGGTGCTGGCGGTTATCGTTCATCCGTTTCTGGTGAATCCTCTGGTGGTGGAGCATCTGCTGAAGCAACACTAACAAGAAATGCTGGGACATATACTGTAACAATTGGTGCTGGTGGTACTGGTGCTAATAACGGAAGTAATTCTGCATTTGATACAATCACCTCAATTGGTGGCGGTTATGGTGGTCACTATACTGGTTCTGGTATCGCTCCTACTTCTGGCGGCTCTGGTGGTGGGGCAATACCTTTCGGTGGCTCTTCCACATTAACTGGCGCATCTGGAACTTCTGGTCAAGGATATGCTGGTGGTTCTGCTGGTGGCAGCACAAACAGTATGATTGGTGGCGGCGGCGGTGGCGCTGGAGCAGTTGGTGCTAATGGAGGCGATAGTGGAGGCACTGGTGGTGTAGGTGTTCAAACATCTATCACAGGTTCTGCTACTTATTACGCTGGTGGCGGCGGTGGTGCTGTCAGACATAATTATGGTTCAAACACATCAGGCGCTGCTGGTGGTAACGGTGGTGGCGGAACTGGAGTAGCTAAAGACGGAAATGGTGGAACTAATGGAAGTGCAAATACTGGTGGTGGCGCTGGTGGAGGCGCAGGCGGAAGTAGTACGTCTAATTTAACTGGTGGTTCTGGTATTGTTATTGTCAGATATCAACTTGCAAATATTTCGTAGGGAGAATTATAATGAGTTTATATGCTAAAGTAAAAGATGGTAAAGTTACAAAGGTAATTATTGCAGAAGCAGATATTATTAACAACATTGTTGAAACTGAGCCAGGCTTTTTTGTTGAAACCTTTTCTGATGCAGATGGAACTGAATCTAAAAGATATAATCTTGCTGGTGTTGGTCATAGTTATGATTCTAGTGCAGATGCATTTTATTCCCCCAAACCTCACAACTCATGGGTATTAAATACTGACAATTATAAGTGGGAAGCCCCTGTAGAACAACCAGAGGGACAATCTTGGTGGGATGAAGAAAACACAGAATGGGTAGAGGGCTGTTGCGTTTACTAAACGCATCTAAAATAGAAATATAAATATGATTAAGAAATTTAAAGGTAGAAACTAAATGGCATATATTGGAGCAGAACCGTCCTACGGTGTATTTGAAAGACAGGTTATTACTGGTGATGGTTCTACCACACAGTATGCACTTGACCATACAGTTGCATCCCCAACTCAGTTGTTGGTGGTGTTAGGTGGTATCGTTCAAGAACCAGAGTATTCATATTCTACTTCTACGACAAGTGGTGTATCATATATTAACTTTTCTGAAGCACCAGACAACGCAGACAGAGGTTCAATTGTTTACATGGGTAGACAATTACTTACTGCAGCTGCAACGAATTCAAATACTCACATTGATGAGTTTAACGGTAATGGTTCAACAACTGCATTTACACTAACAGAAGTCCCTGCCTCTAATACAGCAGAGAACTTCATGGTGTTCGTTGATAATGTATATCAAAGACATGGTTCTTCATATGCATACACGGTTTCTGGTTCTACATTAACCTTTACATCTGCTCCAGCAAGTGGAACAAATAACATTCAAGTAATACAATTGAATGGTGTGAACACACTAAATAGTGTTGCAGATGGAACAATAACAGCCGCAAAAATACAAAATGCACAAGTTACTAAAGAGAAGTTAAACTTTGATCCAGAAGATGACGCAACCGCATTAGCAATTGCATTAGGATAAATAATAGGAAAAAAACATGGCGAACACATTTAAAAACGCTGCACTGGCAAATGTAAGTAATAGTTCTTATCAAACATTATACACTGCCCCAGCAAATACACAAACAGTAATTCTAGGACTTGCAATTGCAAACAAATCATCAAGTGCAGTCACAGTTCAAGTTCAATTCAGAGATGGTTCTGCATCAGCAGACTTTCAGTTACTAGATGATGTAAGTATTCCAGCGAATACTACACTAGAAACTCTTGCTGGACAGAAGTATATCTTAGAGGCAACAGACGTATTAAAAGTTAAAGCTGGAACTGGTTCGGCACTAGATGTTGTTCTTGGTTTCATGGAAAAAGCATAAGGGGATAAACTATGCCATATCTTGGAAGTACACCAAATGCTAGTTTCTCTTCAAGAACTAAACAAGACTTCACTGCAAATGGAACTACAACAGCATTCACATTAAGTAGTGCAGTTGCTTCTCCAAACGATATTGAAGTATTCGTAGGTAATGTTCGCCAAGAACCTACTGATGCTTATACCGTTAATGGAACAACTCTTACAATG